GATTCCAGTTCTATATCCATGAGACGCAATAGTTGATACTATAGCTGTTGTTCCTGATATCACAAAATTAACAATAGTATTAGATATAGATTGTTCCCCAAATAATGAAATATTATGAATTGCATTTGCATTAACAAATAATGAAACACCATCATCTACCGGATTAAAATCAGCACCGGTTGAACCTATATCAATCCATCCATTTCTTAATAACATTTCTTGAGGAGCATAACGAGGATTGAATAACCAATTTTTTTGCTCTACACCATATTTCAACGTAAGCTCTTGTTCTTTTTGTATAAAAAGCTGCTTACTTAAAACACCAAAACCGGTAGTAACATCGATTGCTTCATTGTAATTTAACGAAACAGTATCATACATACCAAACATGTATGGATTTACATCTAAAACCTGCTCCCTATATGTTAGGGTCTCCATAGATGCGATGTAGTTATTATTTTTTCCTCGCTGATTATTTGGTGAAAGTGATTTTACATCTACGATATCTGTATTAGTTACTAAATATCGCGTATATACATTTACACCACCAATGTTAACAGGATATACAACAAACGTATTTTTGTGATAAATAGTAGGCTCTGCATTGGACCACAATACAGCGTCACTATCAATTTTACCATATGCTATAAATTGATTATTATCTATCACAGCAAAATTACCTTTACTTATCAAATCACCATAATAGCTTTTTAATACCACTGAACCTTGTTGTAGCGGTATATTTGGACGAGATGTCATAACAACACCGCCATCAATAGCATTCAGCACCTGTAATTGTGCATTAATTAAACCACTACCTAAACCAGTGATATTGATATCATAAAAACTCAACGTATTTGATGCGTAGTCAACATATTTAACTCTATAAGGAACACCAAACTCTAACGGAGATGGTAATACTGCATTTCCTATGTTATCATGAAACAACACATAAAAATCAGGAGATAAACCACTCACTGAATTTAATTTTAAACAATTACCTTCTACATTAACACCTGTGGCACCATTAAAATATCGAGTCACTTGTACTATTTCAAATTCACCACTACCAGTAGTGAGTAGATTGATATCGCGAAATTTAACCTGATTACTAGACTCATCTACTATCAATAACACATATACCACATTCTCAGCTAACCCACCAGGCAACACAGAGCCAACACCACTCTTGATAGTCACATGAGTACCATTTTCCCAACTTACTTTAGTGGGTAATGTAATCACATCACTCAATATATTAACCGTGTTATTATTGGCCGTAAATGAAATTGCGTCTATAGGGTACTCATCATCAACCCTACTCACATTAACATTAACCGGAATTTCTTTTTTAGCAACTAAATTAGTATATGGAAGTATCAAATAACTACGATTCACATCATTTATATATTTACTGTAATACATATTTCTAACAATTAATACACCACCAAGCGATAGAGTTGTAGGAGATGCGCCATATTCAACTGTAAATGTCACATCATTAACAACAGATACTACAGTATATTTACCAGAAAATTGAGATTTATCAATTCTAATATCATCACCGGAATTGCATTTATGTGGTTGTGTAGTATGAATTGTTAGGTACAATCCATCATTAGCAATTTCTTTAATATTTATTTGAAACGTATTTGGTGTATATATGGGGTCCACATATTTTGTAGGTGTTTGTGCATTATTTCCTGTTGAATTTCGCGTTGCTATTTGTGTTAGGCTGCGCGTATAAAATAAAGAATAGCCCGGAATAGTTTGTAATCCATTTTCTAAATTATGTCTCCAATCAAAATTGGCACAGCCATCAGAAAACCCAACAACATAATGTTCGGTGTATGATGATGGCAAAGATGATACTACATTATAGTAATCAACTAAATATTTTATCTCTGATTCAATTGAAATTGTACTAGGAACATTTTCAATCATATCGATACTAGCTGAAAAATACACCTCGTAATAGTTGATTCCATTCTTATAATCAAATCTTTTGGCGCCAACATTAGATATGTTTGATACATTGAATTGCAACATTCTAGGAGTTAAACCAACTGATGTTTGAAATGGCTCATTTGAAGTTTGATTAAATGGGTCTTGAGATGCGTTATTCGGGTCTACTATCAATGTAGTGCTATTTATATACACGTAAACAGCACTATTTGCCGATTGCTCTGGGTCGGTAAAATTAATATAAACCTTATCTCCTGACACAACAGGTATAGTTATCACTGAAGGGCTAATATTATCAACACTACCAGGGTAATTTATGTATTGTTTAAAAATAGGGGCATTTTTTGGTATTGCATAACCATCTTTGGTTCCTGTATGAGGATTTCCCTGGGGTTTCGATAAAAATAACACAGACTCACCACGAGACTCAGCCGCTTTAAATAAACCACTTAACTTATTTAACTTATTTTTAGTTTCTATTACTGTAGCATCTGTGGCCACTAATTTAAATGAAAATAACGTAACCGTACTAAGTGTTCTATATGCATTATTCATGTAATCAGAAAAAAGCTGTAGCATCAATACTACATCTTCTTCTTCTCTAATAAATTCAGGCAACTGAGAAACATAATCTGTAAATCTAAACAAGCCTCCTGTGTTATATACTATAGGATTATTTGCCATTATCGACTCCTTACATCAATTTTAATATCTTCATTAGATATGTTTAGTTGTACAATCTCATTATTACTTGTGTATTTACTGATATTGCCCTGCGCATCTATCAAACGTCCAGCAGTAACATAACCTAAAATGTTTCTAACTAATTTTATATATTCAAATGCATACGAAAAATAATTAAAAATAGACAACCCACCAACTTCTACCATATTTTTTATAGTATCTGTATCCGTGAATGCTATTGTAGTTCCATCGAAATACCAATTTTTTATAGCATTCATTACTTCATATGTATAATTGGCCCTTTCAACATCACCCTGGCTACGCGCATCTAAATACAAATTATATAGCGGTGTGTATATCTCATTAAGCATGCTCACCCATATAAATGTAGTGAATTGGTTGAGCATCTGCTCACTTAAATCACTACGAACCATATACTGACCCGTACTTTCAGAATATCTAGCTATAACGCCTTTATAATAATTCAAAATATCAGATTGGATTTTTGATTGGTTACCAACATCAAAAATAATAGTATGAGGAACATTTGAATACAATCCATCACCCATCAACTCTTTGCTACTAAATTGCAAAGATGCTTGAAATCCCACAAAATCAATCCCGGTTTGATTTATTAATTGAGCAGTGCTATCACCAAGCCACAGAATATTATCTATATTAAAGCCGATGTATTGATTTGGCTTTGCTTTAAATACTAAATTAACCCCAGCTACTTCAGGGAAATCCTGTATGATACATTCTAAATTAGAACGATACAATGTGGTTGCAAACTCAGTATTTTCTCTAAGATATGCATAAATTCCATTTTTTATGTTTTGTTTAATATCAGAAAAACTCTGACCTTCGAATAAAATTACATTGATTGATGCTGTCATATCATGTACTATGGGTGGTTCATACATAGATTGACCACCACCTAAAGTTACATATCCCTTTCTGTTTAGTGATTTCAATATTGTATACAGTTCTGAACCAGCTACAACAAAATCTAGAGGCGTTAAATTTGCATTAAATACAGCACTTGGTATAGTTGGTACTGGTGTTTCTGGATATAAATAAGTGGCCATGAAAGTATCAATAGGCATTTCCGATACGCCGGTAACAACAGATGAATCAGGCACTGTAATTGTCACGCCGCTATTAATTAAATTTTGTTTAATCGTATTTAACTGAGCGCCCAATAAATTAACCTGTTGCTCGCTTGGCAATGTAGTAAAATCATATTGCCATAAATACACCAAACCATTCACTTTATAGCCACTAACATAATATTCAAATGGGTCGGTTGGATATATTTTACCACCAACAACTCTATACAAATCTTTTAATACTGAAAATCTAACGATATTTGAATATTTAACATTAACTCTATAATTTGGTGATGTTCTTGCCAATACATCCTCACCATATACATTTGAATACCTAATATCTGATATTCTTCTAAGATATGTGTTATAACTAGAGCGATTTCCTAATGAATCTAAACTATTAAACACTTGAGGGGCATTTTGTTTTACTGACTCTATTGATTCAGTATTCAATCCACCATTAATATCAGTTACCAAACCAAAATTCAAATCAGGAATCCCAAGGTCACTTTGAGTGCCATCTGATTGAGTTACTAAAATATTTGTGGTATCTAAATTCATCATAGACCCAGCCACATTCATTCTATTTCCTAATTCACCAGAGGTTGAAAAATATTTTACCGTTATATTACCTGATGGTATTGCTGCATTAATCCCATCTGAGAATTGGACAAATGCGCGACCATCATTACCTGTATTAATAACCACACTATAATTATTTGATATATTATTTGAAGTGCCGTTAGCTAATGGATTAATATTAGTATTTAGTGTAGGGTCTTGAAACCCTCGTCTAGAAACTCTCCACCATATCAAACCACCTTGAGCTATCAATGGGTCATAATTAGATACCAATGATGAATCAGTTGTTACTGTAGTGAATGATGTTTTTCTTAATACTGGTGATTGACTCTCATCATATGCTGGGTCATTTATTCCAAAAAAATCAGAAAATCCGGCATCACCTATAATGTATTGCTGATTTTGCTTTCCATCTGCAAAAAACTCTTGCGTATTAAATCGACCTTCAACTAAAACTGCTGTACCTGATACTAATTTCAGCACACCCGCTTCAAAATCTGGTTGAGTTCTGTCATATGCAAATTCACAATCTTCCATTGCAGTTAGCGTGACACCAACTGAATTAAATGTAGTTCCTTTAGGCACAACAACGCGAACTGTTGGATATATCCCTGTTCGCTTCAGAGATATCCCAAATCCTGCCTTTGCTGGTATAGGCCTTCTAATGCTATACCCAATACTTCTAGCACCTACATAGACGGCTTCTCGTGTAAATGCGGTTTCTAAAAATGAATTCTGAAATGATGATTCAGCCCACGTGGCCATTAAATCAGAATTTGCGGCAAACAACTCTATAAGAGTTCTTCCATAAGATGACTCACCAAGGTCAGCAAGCGCCCCCTCTTTTGACTTTAATATCTGACTTATGTCACTTACCACTTGGTCAAAATTAACTCTAGTATATTTTTTTTCAGATGTTGCCATTATTTTAACTCTTATCAAACGTTACTGTAGTTTATAACGCTATTTGCTATATGATTAGTCTTAAAATATTCCAAATCAAACTATTAAATAATTATATGATAGTATTTTGCATTATTTCAATTTATAAACTATAAAAAAACGATATATCCAATATGCCTCAATTAATTATCCCTGTTGCCGGAACACTTCGTGTGGAAAATAGAAGACTACCAAACTTTGACGTTGCTGGTGTTGTGACTGAACCATTTTGGTCAGAAGTCGATAAAGGTATGACTGAGCGTAGAGAAAAAGCGCAAATCGATGCGCCTCAATGGAGTCATAACTATAATAATGGTGTAAGCACACACTTCCGCAGACATAATGGATTTAATGACCAAGAACGATACCAAAGAACCTCTAGAGCATTTGTAATTCGTCAGGGTACTTTTGTTAAATATTACGCAACTAGCTATAATCCATATGATGATGCATTGTACCATGAAGATAACAACAGAGAAGTTGAGCGATATTTTGATGTTCCTTTTATTATTACATTCCAACCCGAAAACGAAATATATAATCGATTTGGCATCCAGTATTTAGATGAATTTGAAACTTATTTACACATGGCTCTTTTCTTAGAGCTTAACTATGCTAGTTTAAAACGAGCTGGTGTTGAACCGGCATGTCCGTCAACCGAACATAATCCAGTTTGGTGGCAACGTGGATATGAAGCATTTCGATATTATGGCTATACAGCTCAACAAATTTTCCCAAAAGTCGGTGACTTATTTAAAATTGAAGCATTTAATACGCTATATACGATTGAAAGTGTTACTGATGGAATGCCTGATTATGAATTCAGATGGAGAAAATACTGGTGGAAATTATTCTCTAAACCAGCCTATGACCAAGGACAAACCATTTCAGAAGATGTATTAAACGACCCTGAACAAGAAGGATTTATTAACGGCATGTTAGGAACTCAAACATCACAAGGCATGGCTAATAGCGCAATTGGACCTGATGGAATGCCAATTAATACAGTTGACAATAAAGGCAATCCAATAAATCCATACCCATTTGATGTAGCATGTGCTACTGACAAATTAAAATCAGATGTCTTGTTTAGGCCACCTGAAGTGCCTCAAGATGTAAACGATATTTCATGCGACAATAGATTCTATCCATGTGCCGATAAATTTGGTAAGTGGTAAAAGAAACGTGTGATAACTCACACGTTTCTTTTATATGAAAACTTCAAATTACCAGAATCATATATTCTATATATCTCACGACTCAACATAATATCATGCTCTGTTAACGAGGCGTCATAACCCTCTTTCACAAGTTTGTGCTTTTGATAATGCATTCGATTAATTCGTTGTCTACCCACTACATATGAATAATTAGGCAATGTAGATGATATGAATTGAAACCCTAACTGCCTATATAAATTGCCATTTGACCAACTACGGTCAGCATAACTAACTATATCATCGTCGGCATTATTACGAAGAAAATTAGTAAACAACTTACTGGCACCACCCACCACTGATATATTTAACTTACTGCAATATCGCAATAATTCAGTAGTATCTGCTTCAAAACGCGATTTGCCAAATGTCATCAATGCTACTAACTCCCCTAAATAATATAATCCATATCGAACTTTCGACACGCATTTACCCTGTATGTGATTCATGTCTAAAAAATCATTAGCGGTTTTTGAATTAACCTCCATGATACAACATTTCCTGGCATATATAATATCACTTTTACCAAATAGATTTTTAATGCGAGACTTTACAATAGCTTCTTTATACAACCAATCATCTTCATATACATGAATCAATTGTATATCTTTAGCTTCGCATGCATTTGTTTTATTGATATGATAGTCAGGTGCCTTATATAGCTCATTGTGATACAATACGCCATTAAACTCAAATGCCAATTTCATGTTAGGAATGTATACATCTAATTCTTTTGGATATATTACACTCCTAGTATTTTCAACAACCCCTCTATGCAATGTCTTGATATAATTAGCCATTTCCTTTTCAATAAACGAATAAAAAACTGTTTTGGGTAGACACATACTACACGGTGATAGGCTTCGTTCTAATCTACATTTAACCATAAATTGCCAACTCTCTTCAGTGATTGCACCACACTTAGAGCATGACAACTTAACATTATTGTCAACACAATCAACAAAAATACATCCATACACATCTAATAAAGGCTTGTATTTTTCAATCATATCGCGTCTTTTTCTTAGCTTCGTTTTGTTTCGTGATTCTTTACTCATAAACCCGTAGGGGATTCCGTATCGCGTCATCATACTTGTATAAGCTTTGCGCCTAACAACATCACATTGCATTGCATTTTCGACGCCATACCTATCTATTGTAGTGTTGCGCGCTTTAAGTTTCACATCCTCATTTTGTGTAGCATAACGATATCCATATTTAATCAAATTAGTATTTATTTGTTTTTCTTTCAATTCTATGCTATGAGCACTATACTCAACCCCATAATTAGCTAACATGCTTTGGCGCGATTTTTCACGAACTTCTTCACGCTGCATTGGATATTCAGCACCATATTTTGTTAAATTAGTTAGTCGAGTTTTCTCTTTTACTTCTTCGCTTTGAGAGCTATGCATCACGCCATATATTCTCATATTGCTCTCGTATAATTTATTCCGCGTCTCAACTAATTGCATTGGATGTTCTACTCCATATCGCGCCATAGAGGTTTCTTTAGATTTTTTTTTAGATATATCACTCTGCATGGCATGTTTAGTTCCATATCTAGATTCGGTAGTTGCTTGAGCTTTATCTCTAATCTCATTGAGAGATAAAACACTATCAACTCCATATCGCTCCTGATTTGTTTGCTTTATCTTTAAATGCACTTCAGCTGATTTTCCTATCGAATCAACACCATACTTATCAAGTACACTTGTTTTTATTTTTTCACGAACCGAAACACTTCCTATCGCATTTATATCACCATACCTATCTACATTAGTTGATTCTCGCAACAACTTTACATCAGGACTATGATAACTACATTTCGCTGAACAATGTTTTGAAAATCCAATATTTAAATTTCTAAACTTTACATCATTCCCACATAAACACTTTGGAACTATATTATCATTCATATATTTAACATAATAATCAGAGCCATTTATTTTATGAGCACCCTTGATATGTATTCCTAATGATGCTAATCTTTTATATTCAGCTCCACAAATAGCACACATAAATATTTTCTCAACAGACATGATTCACTTCCTCGTATAAACTTATCATAATATAGTAAATATAAGTTGAAATATCAAATGGTACCATTTTATTATGTACGCACACAAGAAAAAATAGAAATAAGTTTATTGGATATGTTCAATAACCTAAAAGTCAATAAATATACTGATGATTCGCGCACGGGATTTTCCAAAACCCTACACGTACCACTCATTATTAATAGCGACAAAAACTTCGCGAATTGGTGGTC